GCCATCTACGCCCACGATATGAGTTTAAACGAGGGTACTAGCCAGTGGATGAAGAACCTTCGCGCCTCTGTTCGCCCAGTCATTACTTACGGTTTCTTCTTCCTGTTAGTGTTTGTGGATGTAGGCTTGTTTGCCTATGGCTGGAGCCGTGGTGTACCGTTCTCCGAGTTAGCCGAGATGCTGTGGGATCCCGAAACCCAAGCGTTGTTTGCCTCAATCATTGCTTTCCACTTTGGTGGTCGGGCTTTTGGCAAATGAAGATCTCAGCCAAGTGCCTACAAATGATCCGCCACCACGAGGGGGTGAGGGTAAACCCGTATAAATGTCCAGCAAAGCTTTGGACAATCGGGGTCGGCCATGTCATGTTTCCAGAGCAAGGCAAGCTGAAGATAGACCAGCGGGATGCGTTTACACCACCCGCAGAAGCCATGCGTAAATATTCAATGGAGGAAGTAGATGCAATACTTAGGGCAGATCTTGCTCGCTTTGAGAAAGGCGTGGCTACTTATTGTCCTGTGCCTCTTACTCAAGGACAGTTTGATGCGTTGGTATCATTTTCCTTCAATGTGGGGCTAGGCACATTACAGCGTTCAACTCTGCGCCAAAAGGTGCTTCGTGGTGATATGGCTGGTGCAGCAGAAGAACTGTTGAAATATTGCATGGCGGGGGGTAAAATTCTCAAAGGGCTGCAAAAACGTCGCATCGACGAACGCGCCGTGTTTCTTTCGTAGGACTGCCGATGCTGAAAAAACTTACCCTGAAAGCCGGTGTAAACAGAGAGAACACTCGTTATACCAATGAAAACGGATACTATGTGTCCGACAAGGTGCGCTTTCGTCAAGGTACACCTGAGAAAATTGGTGGGTGGACACGCATTTCAGCCAATTTTTTCCTTGGGGTTTGCCGTTCTTTGTGGAACTGGGTGACGTTAGGCGGCGCTAACTTGTTAAGCGTTGGAACCAATTTAAAGTTTTACATTGAGTTTGGCGGCACATACTACGACATTACCCCACTGCGGGTAGTTCCAGCCCCCACAATTAACAACAATCCTTTTGCCGGTAACGGGACAACCACAGTTACAGTAACCGATACCGCTCACGGCGGGGTAACGGGCGACTTTGTCACATTCAGCGGTGCTACCGGCACATACGCGACCACTTGGAATCAAGAGTACCAAATTACAGTTCTGACTGTAGATACCTACACAATCACTGTAGCATCTGCTATTCCAGCTGGATCCTATGGTGGCGCGGCTGTGGTGGCTGCGTATCAAATTAACGTTGGCCCTGCTACTGCCCTGCCTGTTCTGGGATGGGGTGCAGGTGGATGGGGTACTGGTGGTTGGGGTGTTGGTACATCTACGAGCTTTCCAATCCGGATTTGGAGCCAGTCAAATTTTGGTGAAAACTTAGTCTTTGGTTACCGTGGTGGAGAAATCTATTACTGGGACAATGCGACTGGGTTAACCACCAGAGGTGTTTTAGTTTCTAGTTTGGTTGGCGCATCGGACGTTCCGTTGATGCAGAACTATTTACTTGTTTCTGATGCGTCAAGGTTTGTGTTTGCGTTTGGTGTAAACGACTACGGCAGTATTGTGCAAAACCAGATGTTGCTTCGCTGGTCGGATCAAGAAGACATTGCAATGTGGACGCCCGCAGCTACAAACCAAGCCGGTAGTTTACTGTTGTCACATGGCTCCAAGATTGTGACTGCGCTTCAGACTCGCCAAGAGATTTTGGTGTACACGGATTCAACGCTGTATTCTTTACAATACCAAGGCCCGCCAGTCATTTGGAGTTCCCAGCTGCTAGGTGACAACATTTCTATTGCCAGCCAAAACGCGGTGGCAATTGGTTCAGGTGTGGTTTATTGGATGGGTGTAGACAAGTTCTACAAATACGACGGTCGCGTTCAAACATTACGTTGCGACTTACGTAAATTTATTTTTGAAGATATTAATGCAGAACAGTCAGATCAATTTTTTGCCAGTACCAATGAAGGCTTCAATGAAGTTTGGTTCTTCTATTGTTCAGCATCGTCCTCCTCAATTGACCGGTACGTGGTCTACAACTATTTTGAGAACAACGGCGAAGGCGTATGGTATTACGGCAATATGGTTAGAACCGCATGGCTTGACTCCGGCTTGCGTAACTACCCAATGGCCGCTACAGACATCAACAACGTCGTCTACCATGAGTACGGTGTAGACGATAACTCAACAGAAGTTACCACTGCAATTAACGCAGTCATTGAAACTGCTGAGTTTGATATTGATGACGGCCATCACTTTGGTTTTGTGTGGCGTATGCTTCCAGACATTACCTTTAATGGGTCTACGGGCGCAAGCGCTCCGCAGGTCACCATGACTTTAATCCCAATGCAGAACTCTGGCTCAGGCTTTAACGACCCTATTTCTGTAGGGGGCAACAGCAATGCAACCATTGCTCGTACAGCTACCGTCCCTATTGAAGAGTTTACTGGTCAGGTTTATGTCAGGGTTCGTGGTCGTCAAATGATCTTAAAGCTTGAGTCTAGTCAGCTTGGCACTCAGTGGCAACTAGGTAGCCCGCGTATTGACATCAGGCAAGACGGTCGCAGGGGTAACTCATGATCGTTACGTCAGAGTTTGAACTTAGTCAGGTAGCCGCGCCTAACTTACCATTGGCTACAGAGGAATACTCTCGTGCGTATACCGACCAGCTAAACAACGTACTGCGTCTGTACTTTAATCGTGTTGATGCAATTCTTGACCAGCTAAAGACAGACAACATTGTTCCAGCCCTAACTAATTACACTGTGGCAACGTTGCCAAGTGCGGTGACATCTGGCAAAGGCGCAAGGTCGTTTGTAACTGATGCTTTATCGCCTACATTTGGATCAACTGTAGCTGGCGGTGGTGCAGTGGCTACACCCGTATACTCTGACGGAACGAATTGGAAGGTCGGATAATATGTCTTGGACACCAGAATACCCCGAATGGCCCGCGCCCAGACCTGAAGTTGATTACTTTGCCCAGCAGTTTGGAGATGACTTTGGTGGGGATGCCATATCTCAAAACCAAGCATTGGCCGATATTATTAATCCGCCCGCAAATAAAACATCTGATAATGCCGCAACAATTGAGGCGTTGAAAAAACAAATTCTTGGTCAGGGTTTAACAGGTAAATGGTCTGGTCAAGGCCGTGGTTCTGCTGAAGCTAATGCCGCTGACATGGCTAAGATCCTTGCTGATATTGGTATTACTGACATCAATCAGTTTGGAAAAATAACTGTACCAGTCGAAGTGTATATGGGCACAGAGTATGAGGGAGGCCCTCCTGTATACGAAACTCAAATGCAAGAAACCTTTGGCAACAAGCTAACAGGCCAAGTAGTACCAAACACGTACAGCGAGCGCCAACGAGGTGACTTCTTTGGTGGAACTTTTGAGGGTAAAGGTAACACTGGCTATGGTGTAAAGTTTGATGCTCAAGGCAATCCCATTTTCTACACGCAGGGTGCGTCGTCTAATGACCTAGTTAATCTGTTTAAAGACGATCCACTTTTGGGTGCGATAGCTCAAGTAGGCGCAGCTTATTTTGGTGGCCCTGCAGGTTCGGCAGCACTAGCTGCGGCTATGGGCAAGAGTCCTGAAGATATTTTAAAATCTACGGCGCTTTCCTATCTTGGTAACGCTGCGGGTAGCGCTGTATCCAACATGGAAGGCATTACGGATGTACTAGGTAAAACCGGTACAGAGATTGCATCTAATGCAGCAAAACAATTTGTTGGTAGTGGTGGCAACATCGACCCTGTTCAGGCATTGTTGTCTAGTGGTTTAAACGCAGGCATTAATACCGTGGCCACAGACTTGGGCATGGGTGACTTAACGCCCGCGCAACAGAAGATGGTTAGCTCCGGTATCAGCGGTTTAATTGCGGGGCAAACTCCAGAGCAGATCGCCATGAATGTGGCAATGGCAGCCGTCACTGCAAAGCCAGACAGTACACTTAAATCATCGCTTGGCCCCGGCAATGAACAAGACTTTATTGATAATTTAATCCCCGGTTATTTTCAGCCCGGCGGTGCAGGGTATGCGGAGCCAGAGCCTGCGCCAGAGCCTACACCTGTGCCAGAAGAAATAACAGTTCAACAAGAACCTGCAAATATAGAAGAATTCATTAAATCATTAGAACCATACGTAGCTCCTGCGCCCACACCTGAGCCAACACCTACAACTGAGCCTGCTCCAGTTGTTGAAGATATTGTTAAGCAGCTGCTAAATTCTGAACCAACTCCTGAGCCATACCAGCCGGTTGTAGATTTACCAGACTATGTGCAAGAACCTGTACGTGAGCCAGAACCTGAGCCAACACCCGCTCCAGCACCTACTCCAGAACCTACACCTGAGCCAACACCCGAACCTCAGCCTGTTCCAGATATTGTTGAGCAGTTAATAAATTCTGGGATGCCAAGCCCTGATGAAGACTTTGTGCCGACTTTGCCAGAACCTACGCCTGAGTCTGTTGCGCCAGAGCCTACACCTGAGCAGTTTGACCAAGACAATCAAGATGCTATTGATAGGTATATACGGGAGTTAACATCCGAAGAAATTCCTGAGTTAGTAATGAAGGGCGACAGAGACAAAACACAGGAGCATGTATTTGACCCAACGTTTGGCGGTGTGTTGCCGTTGGATAACCTGCCGTATCTGCCTACAGATGATGACTTCGTGCCAACTAATGAAATTGAAGTTCCAGAAACGCCAACCACTCCTGTTGCTACGCCTAAAGTGTCCACGCCTAAAGTGCCGACGCCTGCTAAGACTACACCAACTCCGACGGCGTCTTCTCCTTCAACACCGTATTTTTACCAACAACCGGTTAATCAAAACATTATTCCTGAGTTGGCCAAGGTGTTCTATTTTGGCAAGAACTTTGGCGGGCAACAGCAGAAGCTTTCACCTGAAGGTGAATTACTGACAACCCCCTACAACCAGTTAAGCGTGACGCAGGCTGGCGCAGAACCAATGCCACAACCAATTCCTGTTGCACAAGATGCAAAAGGCGGCGAAAATGACATATCTGCGTTGTTGCAACAAATCATGTCTTCGGGCGATCCTAATATGACGCAAGAAGAACTGATGCAACTTATTCAATCAAGAGGTTAACATGAGTGATATTTTTGACTTTGAGACTGGCGCAAGTCAATCCGAATTAAATAATTATCTAAACAATGATGGCTACGACTTTTTTGCAGATCCTAGAAATGATCCGTATAAATACAATGACTTAGGGCCATCGCCATCTAACTCTGAAATCCTGACAGACATTAATTACGATCCCGGAATCTTAAGTAAAATTGGGAGCATCTTGTCTGGCAAGTCTGGAACAATGGCTCAGTTGGCAGGTTTAGGTGGGATTGGCACTTTGCTAAATTCCATTGGTGGATCTAGTGGTAGTGGCTACAAAGGCTACCAAGGCGGAATACCGCAGTACACGGCCTCCAGAACTCAGCTTCCTATCCCTCCTAGCGGATCACAAAGCGCAACTCCCGACGGACAAGGTGCGCCTAAGCGCAGACCCGGTTCAGGCGGTGTAACGTATTTCAGCCCTATGCGCTACACACAAGCAAGCGCTCCTGTAGGAGAGCAACCAACAGGGATTGCTAATTTGCCTGCTGTAAACAGCGCACCTCCTGCCAATATCCCTCAAACACCTCAGAAAATGGTGGCTCAGGACGATCCGTTCTATCAATCGGCAGAGTACAAGGCGTTTCAAAACGACCCGTCAAATATGATGGGTACTATGGATATGTACAACTCCCCGTATTTTGGTCAATTAGGTTCTGGGTCAATTGGTAGCGCTATGGATAGAGCGTATGAGCAATACAGAAATAAAACCGGTGGTGGCGCTCCTACGCGGTCAATTAATACTCCAGAAATACCTGATCGTTCTGTGCCAATAGCTGAAATGGCTTCGGGTGGCATTGCAAATTTAGGTGGTTACTCTGATGGCGGTCGCTTGCTCAAAGGACCCGGCGATGGCGTATCCGATGACATCCCAGCCATGATTGGCGATAAACAACCAGCCCGTCTTGCTGACGGCGAGTTTGTTATCCCCGCTCGCATTGTTTCTGAGATCGGTAATGGATCAACAGACGCAGGAGCGCGTAAACTATATGCCATGATGGATCGTGTCCAGAAGGCACGTGGCAAAACTTTGAAAAACGTTGCAGCCAACAGCAAGGCTGACAAACATTTACCAGCGTAAGGTTTAAACATGGCTGCTACAGATCTTAAAATGTCCCCCACCTCCGGTGGATCATCTTCTTCTACCCTGTCAGAATGGGCAGGCCCGTATGTAACAGATATGCTTGGCAAAGCCCAAGCTGTTGCCAATGAACCCTATCAGGTCTACCAAGGCCCAATGACTGCGGGTGAGTCTGGCCTGCAATCTAAGGTGTTTCAGGGCTTGGGTAACTTAGCCTTTCCCGGCAATCTGGGCCAAAGCTTTAGCTCTTCTGGGGCGTATCAACCTCCGCAGATGAATATGGGTGCTTATCAAACGCAGCCCATTGGCATTGGACCACAGCCGGGCGAAGCGCCTCCTGCCGGTATCACAGGTGCATCCATTATTCCTACACCTACTCAACCGCAAGGTATTGCATCGCAGTACATGAACCCGTACTTGCAGTCTGTGCTAGACCCGCAGCTGGCAGAGTTGCGTCGTCAGAATGACATTACCAACATGCAAACTAACGCCAAACTGACAGACGCTGGTGCGTTTGGTGGTGGCCGTCAGGCAATCATGAATGCGGAGAACAACCGCAATCTGATGCAAGAGATGAACAAGACGGTCGGCCAAGGGTACGCAAGTGCGTACGACAAGGCCATGCAACAGTTCAACACTGAGCAAGGCCAAGCCAAGACTTTGGCTGACATGATGGCTGAAGCAGGCGGCCAACAGCGCGGTATTGAACAGCAAGGTATCAGCGCAGACTACAACGAATTCCTTGCACAGCGTGATGATCCAATGAAGAAGACGCAGTACTTGCAGTCTATGCTTCAGGGTCTGCCCATCTCTACGGTCACCAACACAGCCCCCCAGCTAAGTGGCTTAGGCAACTTGGTTAGCTCCATTGGTGGCATGGGATCTATCATGGATTCCCTCAAGAAATTTAAATTGACCCCCCCTCCCTAAGGATTCAACATGAATCTGATCCAGATACAAGAACACCTCAAAGATATGCCCATGCGGGCAATCATGGAATATGCCAATGGCAAGAGCACACAAGTGCCTCCCTACTTGGCTTTAGGCGAGTTAAACCGCCGCAAGCAGATGTCGCAACAAGCGACTCAGCCACCACAAGGCACAGTCAAAGATAAGATTGAGCAAGAGGTGACAGGCGGTCAACCCAATCCTATGCAAGCGGCGGCTCAGGGTATGCCTCAGCCAATGCCACAAGCTGCACCTCAAGGTCAGCCAGCACCACAGCAAGCTGAACCCATGCCTCAAATGGCTGGTGGAGGATTGACTGCGCTGCCAGTGGGTGACATGTTTAAATTCGCATCTGGCGGGGGTGTTGTAGCTTTTGCTGAGGGTGATTTGGTACGTGATCCCATGACGGGAGCCGTGATCAGTTCTGATGAATTATCCACCGATGATCGCACCCTCATGGAGCGACTTGGCATCTTCAACCCAGAGAACCGCCGCGCTCTTGAGCGTGGTGAGCGTGCAGCCGCTGCCGCCAAGAATCCTCCCAAAGAAGAGACTAAGAAAGAAGAAAAGAAAGCAGAACAAGGTGGTGCATATGACCCCGCTACAGCAACTCGTAGAGTTGACTTTATGCAACCGCCTCCCGCTCCAGCCGTAGGCATCCCTGCTGCGCTTGGTATGCCTAAGGCCCCATCGTTTACAGCACCTAACGCAGATGAGTACGCCAATAAGCTGGCTGAGTTTAAACGAGCTAACCCCGGTTTAGTTGGCAGCGAGTTCCAGAAGTTGGTGGACAAGATTGCTCAACAAGACGAAGCCGACCGCGCTCGTTTTGTTACACAAGAGAAAGCCCGTACACGTGCTGACTTTTGGAAGTCTTTAATTGACGCAGGCGAAGCTAGCCGTGGTCAAAAAGGTATCGGTGCTTTGCTAGGTGGTTTTGGTAGGTCTGCTGGCGCTTCTGAAGCGGCTGCGGCTGAACGTGCAGATGCACAAGCCAAGATGCGTCGTGATCAAGAACTGGGCATGGCTAAGATACGTGCTGAACTTGAGTCTGCCCGTCGTGCTGAAGCTCGTGGCGACTTTGAAGCTGCATTTAAACACAAGCAAGACGCAGACAAGATTGCTCGTGATCTGGAGCAGACTGAGTTCTCCAACAAGATGGATATGGCCAAGCTTAGAGAGCAAGCCCGTGGCAACACCATCCAAGCTTCTACTGCCGCTCGTGCGCCTCAGGTCATTCAGGTTGCTCAAGAGATTCAGCGCCAGAACCCCGGCATGACTTTCAACGAAGCATCAGATCGTGCCGCAGCTTTGATTGCTGGAGGTCAGTACCAGACTGCCGCGCAGCGTCAGGCTAAAGCAATCTCCGACGCTTTGGCTGAGAGAACTAAGATGATTGACATGCAGTTGACCATGACCAAGCCCGGATCTGCCGAAGAGAAGGCCTTGAACGAGCAACGAAAGAAAGTTATTGAACGCTTTACGGCTGATCAGAAGTTGCTTACTGGCAAATCTGGTACGCAAGATGTCAACACACCTAGCCCCGGATTTGGTACATTTAAACCTGTTAATCCTACCTAAGTTTAAACATGGCACTGTACAGAATTACTGCCCCCGATGGCCGCACATACGAAGTCGAAGGCCCAGCAGGGGCAACTCAGCGCCAAGTAGAAGCAGAGTTACTGCGCCAAAACCCCATGGCGGGGTTGACTTCCAAAGAGCTGGCAGAGACTCCACGTGCTCCTAGCACCATTAAAGACATTGGATTTGGTGGATTAGGCGCACTGGCAGGTGGTGTTCAAACGCTGTCAAACATTGCTGGTGTGAATAACCCAGTCTCTAGGGGTTTAGGTTCTATACAGCAATACGCGCAGGAAAATCTTAGCCCTGCCCGTCAAGAAGAGTTAGCAATCCAAAGCGAGTTAGAAAGCCGTGCTCAAGGCACTGGCTTGGGTAATGAAATTAGCACTGGCATACGCCGGTTTACACAAGCTCCAGTACAGGGTACTTTAAATGCATTGCTAGGCAGTGCTCCTATCATTGCTGCCGGTCTGTTGCCCGGCGGTCAAGCTGCCGCAGGTGCAAGCCTTGGAGCTAGGGTATTGGCTGGCGCACGTGGAGCCACTGGTATTGGTGGCTTGATGGGTGTTGGCGGTCAGAAGGGCCAAGACTACGAAGCTGTTAAGCAAGCGTTGCTTGACAAGGGTGTAGCCCCTGAAATTGCCGAGCAAAAAGCTTTAGAAGCTTCTGCTTATTCAGCAGAGAACTTACCCCGTCAGTTTCTAGCTGGCGGTGCAGGCGCTTTGGAAGGTGCGTTCGGTGTTGAACAAGCCTTGGCCAATGCGGCTAGGAAAGTTAGCAGAGCTAACGGCGCACCATCGCTGGATGCGCCAACGTTTAAACGTGCTGTTGGCACATCTGTGCTGGGCGAGGCAGTGCCTGAAGCTATTCAGGCTGGTGTCGGTCAGGTGGGAACTAACGTTGCCCTGAATCAAGCTGGCGTTGCTACAGATCTAACTCAAGGCTTGGCTGGTACAGTGGCCCATGATGCCTTGGTCGGTGCAGTACTGGGCCTTGCTGTATCTCCTGCGCAGATGTCTAATCTGCAACGTGATCACCAACGGGCCAAAGCCGATGAACAAGCTAGAAAGCAGGCTGAATTTGACCAGCAACGTGAAGCTGCGGCGCAAAAGGCCGAAGCCGAGCGTGCTGTTTTTCAGAAACAGACCGAAGAAATCCGCCAGCAAATGGAGCAACAGCAGGCTATTGCTTTGCCTGCGCCGTCTGAGGAAATCCCCGTTGAAGAAGTACAGACCGACCCGCTTAAGAATCCTCTAGGCAACATCCGTAAAGGAGAAGTTCCCTTTGACATCTACAAGCAGATCGATGACTATCGCAAGCAGGCTGGACTTCCCAAGCTCAAGGAGTACTCGATTGAGGACTTTGTGGATGCTATGCCGGGGGTTAACCCTAAGTCAGAGCAAGCTTTGCTTGACGAACTCATTACCGCCAAGTCTGGTTATGCAGGTGAGAAATACACCGCAGAAGATGTTATCAACCAAGCCAAGCTAAAGAACGTTGAAACAAAAACGCAGGGCTTTAAAGACTTCTTGGCCAGAACTACTGGTGTAAACGCACTGGAGAAAATGTCGCAGCCGCAGCTGCACGCCGCGTTTAAGGCATTGAATGCTCTGCCCCAGTCTGAAGGTTTAAACATCCTGCCTGAAGGCACAAACGCCAGCCGGTTCAACGACAAGCAATATACCAACGCCATCAAAGGCGTGGACATGTTGCTCAATGAGTTGGGCGTTCCTGTCGATCCTTCTGAGGTTATCAAGACTATCAAGGAATACACAAACCTGACAGAAGACTCCCATGCTGGAGCTATTCTGGATGCGGCTATTAAGAACGGTGACGTTGATCTGATCAAGACACCTCGCTATGAACTCTATGATCCAAAGACAGGCAATGTTCTGCCGTCCACCTACACATCTAGGACAGCTGCACGCGCTGCCGCTAGTAAGCGTGGTTTAAACGTTCGGCAGATTACAACTGACGCCATCGCTGCTCCGTCCACCTCCGCAACGCTGCCCGAAGGATTTGACATCCGTGAAGGTGCGTTTAAAGAAGGTGAAGCCCCATCCGGGTTTGATGTGCTGGCTGGGGACGAGGTGTTGTTTAAAGCCAACACCATCGATGAAGCCAACGCCAAGAAGGACAGCTTTGAGCGTACCCGCGCCGGTATGGCTAACAGTCGTGAGAACCAGATCACGCAGTTGAACAACGCCATTGAAGCCAGCCAGAAGCGTTTAAACACTATGGAGGCTCAGGGCAAAGGTCAGACGACCGGTTACCAGAAAGCCGCTGGTAAGCATGCCAAGCTAGTCGCAGACACGCAGGCAAAGATTGCCGCTCTGACAGAAGAGATCAAGAAGTTTGATCCTAAGGTTACTGCGCTTGCAGTCAAACCAACAGGCACTAAAGCTATTGGCCGTAAGGGCTATACCGTGTTTGAACAGGGTCAGGCACGTGCTACATATCCATCTCGTCAAGCGGCTGAAGAAGGCATCTTGGCCGACATGGATGAGAAGCAACTGCAAGAGTTGACTCAACAACAAGGCCGTCGGGCAGTAGGTAAGAAGGCTCAAGCTGAACTGGAACGCAGAACTGCACCCAAGCCTACAGAAGGCAAGCCTGTCTCTCAGGTCTTAGAAGACATTGAAGTTGAAGCTAAAGCCGCAAAAGCCAAGGCAGAGGAAGTTAAGACTTCTCCCGAAGTGAAAGCAAAGTTGGCTCAACTTGAGGCAGAACTTAAACCTTTGCTAAAACAATTTGGCCTTGGCAACATCAATCTTAATTTTGTTGAGAAGTTGGTTGAAGGTAACGGTTCTTATAACGAGAGCTTAATTAAGATTGCTTTAACTGCCAAAGAACCAGTGCGCGTATTACGCCACGAATCTTTACATGCCTTAAAAGATTTGGGTTTCTTTACCCCCCAGCAGTGGTCTACGCTTGAGCGCATGGCTAAAGATCAGTGGATTGACAAATACTTAAAGAGTAAAAAGTCTGACTACAAAGGCAAGCCTACGTCTCGATACGACGCTTATGTTGACTACTACAAAGGCGACATGAGCAAGGTAATCGAAGAGGCAATTGCCGATGCGTTTGCTGATTTTGCCGTTAACAAACCACCAGCAGGAATGCTGGCTACGCTGCTCAAACGTTTAAACGACTTCTTTACTGCGCTGCGTAATGCTTTCCGCAAAGCTGACTTCCAGACTGCCGAAGATGTATTTGGTCAGATTGAACGTGGCGAGTTAAAGGCTGGCACAGCTACGGACGGCGGCAAGAGGTTATCTGTGTTGCCAGAAAAAGTGCCAAAGATTGACCCCAATGACGTTAGTAATGTTGTTAAAACCAGCCCCTACAAAGACGCCGGAATTAATGTATTAAATTCTCAAATTGCTAAAACCTCTAAAGCTTTGGAGGTTGACGGTGTTGGCAAATTGTTTGACGACGCCTATCTTGCGGAATTTAAAAAACGTGGCGATTGGCGGAACCCTAATGACTTTAATCGGGCTGTTGCTCAGGCCGTAGATGAGTTGCAATTTCAACTGCGGCAGTCTAAATCAGGACTAGATTGGTACGAAGAAGATATTGCTGAAGCATTTAAATTAACTCAGCGATACATTCCAAGTTTAAAAAAACCTGAAAAGCGTGCGTTGTTTTCAGTGATTGCCGGAATTATGTCTCCTAGCACTAACGCAAGGGACAATTGGGTTATTGCCGCACAAGCCTATCAAAGTTATGAAGCAACCGGCATTCTTCCGGGTACTAATCCTGCAACGGGTGGACTTTGGATGGGCGGGCTGGAATCAGCCAATAAGAAAAAACAATTAGACATGTTGAATGCAATGCTTCAGCCAAAAGGCAAAGGCGGCCTTGGTGAGAAGGGCGCTGTGGAGTGGTTGCAGGGTAGCCACACAGTTGCAGAAATAACAGATTTTCGTGCCAAATACGGAGGCATGGGGAAGTCTAACGTTGGCGGAAAAGCAACAGATATTCTTCCCGGCTTTACCGCTTTTGGGCCAAAGGTTGGCCCATTTGTGATGAACATTAACGGCATTTATGAGGTCACTGTAGATGTGTGGATGACCCGCACATTTAATAGATATTTTGGACAAATGATGGGGGCTGATGGTAAGATTATTCGCGCACCTACAGAGCCTCAACGTGTTGCCATTAAAAATCTTGCCGTGCAAGCCGCACAGCAACTGGGAATTAAGCCCTATCAGGTGCAGTCTGTTCTCTGGTTTTTAGAGCAGCAAATATTTAACAAACTTGGCACAGGAGCAAAAAGCTATGGATTCAGCGACGGAGCAATCAAGTTTATCGAAACGCAGGGCGGAGTTGGTGGAGCAAAAGTGTCTGCTCCAGACAGCGGCGTTAATGCGGCTACGGACGGGGCAACCGGAAAGCAAGCTGGACAAGTTAGCCCATCAGCGGGTAGACTACCAGCTAGAACAACTAAACAGGGAGTAAGCGATGACACAGGCAGACAACTTTCTCTTAGAGAACCTACCGCTAGATCCGGCACAGGAGGCGGGGAAAGGCTCTCTATTACGGGAGCAGAAGAGGGACGATCCGAACCGACCAGAGACAGAGAGGGACGGGATCAGGTCAGAGGCTTTACGCCGCTTGCAGGTGCGCCGATTATTTCAGGGGCAACAGGGCCAGACCCAAGCCTAGTCAAAGTAGCGGAAGATTATGCTAAGAAGTATAAAATTCCGTATCGCAGACAAGCGTCTTATGTTGAAATTGATGAAGATTTTGCCAAGCTAGTCGGTCAAGCGTATGACGCAATGCCTCATGCGCCAAACAACCCTAAGGTCAAGGAAGCATATCAAGATCTCAATCGGCAGACCAGAGATCAGTATGATGCATTGGTTGACGCTGGCTACACCTTTACATTCTTTGACAGCAACACCGATCCTTATGATGGCAACCCCTTTAATGCAATGCGGGATCTGCGTAAAAATAAACAGATGGCTGTTTATGGAACTTACGACGGCTACGGCACTGAAGGAATAACTGGTGCAGCGGTTGAAGACAACCCTATGTTGGAGGATACAGGACTGCGCTGGCCTGACCAAAACGGTGTTGAGCACATGGTTACAGCCAATGACCTGTTCCGTGCCGTTCATGATGCGTTTGGGCACGGCTTAGAAGGTGCTGGTTTCCGAGCTAGGGGTGAAGAGAATGCATGGCAAGCACATGCCCGTTTATTTACCGGCCCTGCCGTGGGTGCTCTTACCAGCGAAACCAGAGGCCAGAACAGTTCGCTTAACTATGGCCAATACGGAGAAAAGAACCGTACAGCAAAAATAGAAGACACCGTTTTTGCAGAGCAAAAGACTGGTTTAATGCCAGACTGGACATGGAAAACTAACATTGTTGATGATGAGGGAGTCGTGCTTGGTAGCAAACAAGCTGATGCTGTGAGTGTTAAGGGTTTGCATTATGGCAAAGTCCGTGTAGAAGAACTTGATGCGTCTAAGTATGGCAGTGGTGTCCGTGGTGCGGAGCGACGCAGACTGGAGCAAACGGATGACGACCGCATTAAACAGCGTGTTTACTTCTACATTGCTAAACCAGATGGTTCAACACCGCTACCAGAAGCCGGGGTAGGCCAGTACGTTTATACGCAAAAGTTTGACAATATTCTTGGCCAAGGGCTAACAATGAGCCGCTTATTCCGAGAGGCTAACGGCGACTCAAATGCCTTTGAAAGTCTGGTTGTGGACTCTGGCTACGATGGCTACGCAGTGCCTAACATGGGCATGATGGTTATTTTGAACCACAACACACCAGTTAACTATAAAGGCACGCGATCTGAATTAGCAGATGATCAGAAAAGGTTAAGTTTAAATGAAGCGCCGTCAAATTCTCTTTTAACAAAGAGGATGAGTAATATCGGTATTAAATCTACCAATGATTTTTGGAAGCGCATTCAAAATGTGATGATTGGAACTGGATCTAGAAACCCATCATTGGGCGCGGCACTTGATACCACCAGCACTTCTGATCAAGTTAAACAAGCAATTTCTGTTTGGAAACAAGATGTTGAAGCATCTGGAATTCAAAGCTATTTGCAAAGGTTTAGGATACAAGGCGCAGTGCCTGAAATGGATGACGTTATTGCTGGCCCAGCATCAGTTAAGAAAATGCTTCTGGAAGCCGGTATCAGACCTACATTAGGGAACGCTATAGATGCATACAACTCATTGCCACAAAGTACTGTTGATGGCGCTGTTAACGATGCGCGCTACAGCCTGCGTGATTCCACCGACCCAGATATTGTTGGTCGTGTAAACGAGACAACAACTCGCCGGGAAGAGAAAGGCTTTGCCGAGCGCATCACTAAAGCGTTCAGCGGAGACTCCTTCTCTACACTGCGCCAGCAAGCTTTAAACAGATACCAGCGCCTTGCTGAGTACGACCAAGAGTTAGCCAAGCAAATGGGTGGCGTTCAGTTGATGGCCGATGCCAGTGCCGAAGCGGGAGCCTTGCAGTCTGACCTAGCTGCAGGCGTAACTGCATCTGCGTTGGGTGTACATGATCGCAACGGTGGCATCCCTGTCTACAAGAACGGCTTCACCACAGTCTTTAACGATGGCGGCAAGATCAAAGGCCCAGTGGCTATCTTTGCACCGTTGTCTAAATACAACGACCCGTTTGTGTACCAGCTCTATCAGTTCTGGGCTGCTGCGCAACGAGGTTCTCGTTTAAACGCAGAAGGCCGTAAGGACATCTTCACCGAACCTGACCTGAAGAGAGCCGCGAAGTTATTGGAAGACTACCCTGAGTTTGAGCAGATCCAAAAGGAATGGACTGTTTACAACAATGGCTTGATGCAGTTTCTCTTAGACACAGGCGTTCTATCCGAAGGCGACAAGGCCAAGTTCATTGAGCACTCAGACTACATTCCTTTCTATCGTCAGATGGAAGGTGAGAAGACTATCGGGCCAAACTTGTTCCAGTCTATCTCTGGAGTCAAGAAGCCTAAGAAGCTCAAGGAAGGCGAAGACAAAGCTCCTCTGGCTGACTTCTTGGAAACCATCGTCCGTAACACGCAGTCGTCTATTCAGATGGGTATGAAGAACGTGGCGGCACAGCGTGCAATTAACGTAGCCATGCAGATCGAAATGGCTGAGAAGTTGCCACCCAACTCCAAGGCAGGACTCGACACAGTTCAGGTGCTGGAAAAAGGCCAAGTTGTCACCTATCAGGTGGCAGACCACATGTTCATCGAGGCTGTTAAGAGTTTAAACATACCTGACTTGCCGTTTATCGGCCTGCTTTCTGGCCCGGCCAACTTCCTGAGAAACATGGTTACCAAGGATCCCGGCTTTATGTTGGCTAACATGGTTCGTGACTCTATGGCGGCATACGTCACCAGCGGGGTCAAGATGACTCCAGTCGCAGATACCATCCGCAACTTTGGCAGGGCTATGGCTAACACATCGCCAGAGTACGAGGCGCTTTTAAACGCTGGTATCTTGGGCGGCTATGAGTTCTCTCAGAATATCGAGACAAGCGCTGAGGCGTTTGAACGTGAGCTGAAGAAGAAATACTCCGGCAAGACAAACTTCGAGCGCCTCCTTAACCCAATGACTGCGCCCAGAGCGCTGTGGGATATGCTTGAGAAGGGCACAACTGCATCTGACGCTGCCACAAGGATGGAGGTGTATAAACGCACCCTCGCAGAAACCAAGAACGAGGCAGAAGCCCTGCACCGTGCGCTTGAGGTGATGAACTTTAACCGCAAGGGAAGTTCTGCTGTGGTGCGTATTCTTACAGCGGCCATCCCGTTCTTAAACGCTCGCATGCAGGGTCTAGACGTTCTGTACCGTGCCGGTATCAGCCCGACCTTCCGTAAGTATGCATATGGCGACACAGCCACAGACAGAGCCAAAGCCGTTCAAAAGGCATTCATTGTCCGTGGCTTGACCATGGCCGCTCTGTCAGCCATGTACTGGACTCTGACCCATGATGATGAAGAATACAAACGTCAGGAACAGGAAACCAAGGACAACAACTGGCTGATCCCATCCTTGGGTATCAAGATCCCAATCCCATTTGAGATCGGTGTGATCTTCAAGGTGATACCTGAGCGCATCATGGCTCTGACCTTGGGCGATGATACGAACAAAGACTTCATGGACTCCATGGCTAGGAATCTGCGTTCGACACTGGCCATTGACTACTTGCCGCAGGCGATCAAACCTTTCGTGGAGACACAGACTAACTTCTCGCTGTTTACACAAAGGCCTATTGTTGGCCAAGGCCTTGAAGGAGTTGCCCCTGAGTATCAAGTTGGCCCCGGAACTTCATCGCTTGCCGCTGGCCTAGGTTCTACCTTGGGCATGTCGCCCATGAAGATTGATCACCTGATCCAAGGCTACACAGGAACACTTGGCATGTATATGGTCAGCGCCTTGGATGGTGTCATGAATATGAACGCCGAGAATCCTAATGCGTCTAAACGCTTTGAGCAGATGCCGTTCATCAAACGCTTTGCTTTGGATCCAGAGGCCAGAGGTACGGTCACCAGTTATTACGATCTGAAGAACGCAACTGATGAGGCGGTCAGAACATCTAACTTGCTTGAGCGCACGATGAACTTTGAAGAGCGCAACCAGTACATGCGTGACAACATCCGTATGCTTGCTAACAAGGACTACATCCTTGACCTAGAGAAGACCATGAAAGAGTTCCGTCAGATGCAAGTCTTGATCCGTAGCTCTAAGATGGATGCTGATGCCAAGCGGGAAGCTCTCCTGAGAATCAACCAAGCTCAGAACGCCATCACTGCCAACATCAATACCCTCAGGGCGAATGTAATGTAAGGTGACCCCGCTCGAATAACCATCCAATGGTTCTTCGGTGGGCTTCATCCCAAGCCTTAAACTTGGCGTCCTTGCTCCATTCATAGCCTTGGTCAATCTTGGCATGGCAGGTGTAGCACAGTGCCGCGATTCTGTAGTCGTGAGCCTTGAGGCCCATTCCCTTGCCATCGCGTTGTTGGTTGGAATGTGCGGCAACCACCGTGCCATCCTGTGCTCCACAAATCTGACAGGGTGATTCCCGCACTAGGTCAAGAAGCTGCCGGTTACGATACATATTGTTTAAACGTATTCATAGCAGCGCCTGAAACTCTGCCAGCTTCTGGGCGTAATGATGCGCTTTGGCAGTGTCATCGGAATTATCTTTACGTCCCGCCCGCATAGCGTATTTAATAACATTCCCTTTAAGGAATCCCACAAATTCTTCGGGCGTTAAAACGGCTTCCATAACTTCCCATGGTTGCATACCCATATCTCTGTAATGGGTTCCGTCAACTTGGTAATCATCTGCTCTTTGAATCATCTGGCTCCTTTAGCTTTAACATGTAGTAGGGGGTTGAAAACTTCGCCTTCTTCTTGACCATGGTACGTAGCCACTCTGCCCCGCCAAGATCTTGAAACATCAACCACTCAAGATCAGACATCCTAATCTGACGACCCCTCAGAGGCATAGGAGGTTTAGGTCTTGGCATTTTTCATGTTCCTTACATAGGCCGCAAAGCTTGCCGTGGTGTTGCCACCGTTAGTCATCTTGTCAAACTCTTTAGCCACCTCTTCTAAAACTGCATTACGCTGAGAAGGGGAAACAAAAACGTCGTAGTGGTATGGTTGACCTAGATCACGCAGTATCTGCTTGCCAAGGTTGCTGTGCTTTTCAACATCATTGAAGGCTTCGTCTTCTTCGCTTGTCCAGTCAGTCATCTTTTTCTCCTAATTCCTACATTGCCCTTGGTTACACCCCAATTTGTTGCTTGATTCCGATTTGAGTATTCAAGTGCACTCATAGCAACTTTCTTGCGATTGCGCTTGTCCTGCTCTCGCTCCCTTGCAAGCTCTAAGTCATCAATGATGTCATTCTCGGTGTCATAAGAACTTGTTTCCAACTTGCGCAAAAGCAATATGTCTTTGTCAGGAGTTTGCTCCCACAATCTGTTGCTAATTTTTGACAGGTGATTGGCAACAAAGACCCTAATACCTAATTTCCAAGGGTATGGTGTAGGCGGTATACGTTTCAAAGGCGGGTCACATTCATCAACTTGTTTTCCTGAAATTGCTTTAAACAACACCATCGCATCCAAAACTGATCCCGCATTACGCCAAGTTTTTATGACTGCCGCATCCCAATTTTTTTGATAACTCATGTGTTCTTCTCCTTGAGCTTGGCTTCAATGGCGTTGAATAGCGCATCCCATTCTTCTTGGGTCATTTGATCGGCAGTCCAAAAACTCTTCTTTTCCTCATCCGTCAGCCCTACCCATGGCCTTAAAGTCTTATGCACTTCAGACTGAGCCACCATGCCATCCTCAAATCCCTTGGCATACACCTCGTTGTCAGCGTCAATCAATTGCTTGATAAGCGCTAAACTTTCCTCGCATACTTTGGTCAGGCTGTCCACAGCCATGTTTCGTTTAATTATCATGTTTATGTTCCTCGGTTATATCGACATGTTTTGATGATGTGTCGTTTCTTGCTCGAATGGCGGTAGCAAAACTCTCACCAGTAAAACCACACGGCCCCATGTTTTCAGCAATCTTTGCACACGCCTCACGCTCTTCAGCAACAACCCTTTCAACAAGGGTCATCAGGTGCTGAGTGCTTACGTGCCATGACTTGTACTCACGGTTTTGATCTATGGCCTCAGCCAACATGTAAGTAATCTGTTCTGCGTTGTATTTCATGCCTGCCCCCTTAACTTCAAACCACGCTCATTTAAACGCTCAATGATTTCTCTAAGGCTTTTGCGCCCCAAGTTTGGGGTCTTAAGCAAGCGTTGCTCGGTGCATCCAGTCAACTGCGTGATTGTGTAAATTTCTTCGGCTTTAAGGCAATGCTCAGACCGCACGGTCAAGTTAAGCTTTTCAATTGCATCATCAACCACAGCCTCACGCAAAGCCCACCTATCAATAATTTCCTGTCTGCGCTCAATCATGTCTTCTGCAACACGGTACGCCTCACGGGCAGATTGCGGGGAAACCTTCAACACTTCAAGTGCCAAGTGGTCAAGTAATTCTTCTTTAGTCATTGGTAGTCCTTGCATGAATGGTGTTTGGCGTTTTCTCGATTAATCCATGTGCCCGTGCAACCCGTGCATTTAAACAGCCCTGCGGCGAATGAAAACTTACCCGTCAGCCTTGGCTCAGGTAGCTCAAGTTGCTTGGCATAAATCCTGTCACGCTCTCTCTGCGCTACTAAATTAGCAAAGGCTACAAGCCCTTCCGTGTAGGTCGGCTTACCTACAAGCCCCGACTGCCTAGCCATCTCAATGATTTCATCTTGTGTCATGATTCTCCTTTACATCTTTACACCATGCGCGTACAAATCCAAAAATAAATGCAAGGCCAGCTACTACAGTAATACCAAATAGAACACCGGAAATAAAGTCGTCACTCATGCTTCCCTCGCTTTCAGCATTGCGTCTGACATCTTGTATGCGTTGGTTGCATAAATTTCTAGCGGCACTTCATTAACAATGCCACGGCTAACAATTGCTTGCATAGCCTTAGCCGCAAAGTAATCACGCAGAGTCATGCCAGTGTTGTAAATGGTTGACGGGTGACTAAAATGTTCTGTGTTTATTTTGGTTGGAAATGCTGGTTGATTCATGCTTCCTCCTGTAGTGATATCGGAATGTAGAAGCAAGCTTTACTCTTGCTGTCTTGAACATTGACTATGCCATTGCCGCGAGTCTGCTCAGGGTGATCGACCCACCTCTTGCAGTTCTCGCACTTGTCGTTGTAAACCACTGGTTTACACCTTGTGTATTCATGCGATAGGGGTGTCATGGTGTGCCTTATTTATTTAGTTCGGCCAACATTTCGTCCGTCAGTTCTCTCACTCGCAGCAACGCGGATTCCATGTCTGCCTTGTGTTTAAACTCTCGTGTAATGGCCAGCTTGATGTTGGCCAGTGTTGCGTACATATCTGCACCCTTCACGGCAAACATCAGCTTGTGCTCATCCTCTGGATAATCAAACTCCAGTACGGCTTTTGCCTTCATGGTGTGTAAACATTCATAAACAAAACCAGAACAGCCACCACCAAACAGCAGATGCAAGTCCAGACAAAGTTCTCGTCATATTGTGGATCACCCAATAGAGTAGATTGAATCCACAATTCCTCCGGTGTAGGTATAGAAGGCGGAGGTGTATACATGCATCCAATAGATACTTTGCCAGTGTTATATGGTATGGGTTTCATAAGTCTCTTTCTTACGTTCACGTCTAAGCCAAAAGCCCCGCTTGTTCTTAACCATCTTCTTGGCTAACATTTCTGCGGGTGTGGCACATCGTCTATCCTTGCCGTGTTCTCCAATGCGGTGCATGTCAAACGACTCGTTGCTAGAGAAGTATTCATCACATCCACTGCATTGGTTTCTTGTTCCGCTAAGTTTCATTTGGAACCTCCAATCTGCGTTCAAGGATAAGTTCATCAATGATCAGTTCAGCAAATGAAGCTCCGGACGGGAATCTCATCTTGGCCGCATTGTTTTGATTGACCACTGCAATGCATGCATCAATCCCTGCGTTGTACCCTGCGGTATATGGATCCCCGACCGACAGGCGACTGTCAATCGCCTCCCGAATCATTTGAGC